ATGTATTATAATTGCGTGGTTTAAGTTTAGTTCTTTTCCTATTTGTGGGAATGACAATCCTTGTTCCCTTAATAAGTAAGAAGCTAATGCTTTCATTTCTACTTGTTCTCTTTTTCTGCTTTTTAATAATACATCAATTCCTGATTCTTGTTTAATTCTTTCTATTATCATAACTTTTCTATTTCTTGTTTTACTTCTTGCCAATAATCTTTGTTTAACGATATTACCAAACGAATTTTATTTTTTTGAATTACGTCAAGTAATTTGGAAACTGTTTGATATTCTGTATTTATTAATTCATCAACTGCTATTAATGCACATCTTTTAGCTTTAATAGTATTGGTAAAATAACCATCATCATCTTCGTTTTCTCTTATTGCATAACAATACTTATCAAATAATTGTTTTGCTTTTGTTGCTGCTTTCATAATTCATCAAATGTTAATTCTATATTGTTTTCAAAATATTCTTCAACTACTGAAGTTAAAGTAAGAAATGAGCTTACTTCTATTGCTAAATGAATACCAGCACAAGCTTCAAATTCTTCACGTTCTTCATAGTCTGTTAAAACATTACGCATTGTTTCTAAACTTTCACCTTGTGCTATGTCGTAAAGTGTCATTGCAAACGCTTCATCTTTTGTTATTTCTTCAATCATAGTACACCTCTTAAAACATATTGGTCTAAATCTACTCCTTCCGTTTGAAAAAAGTATTTATAATTGCTAACTCCTTGTTCAAACTTTGCTTTACCTTTTGCGTAGAACTCATCACTACATTCAAAAATAGCTATGTCTAAACTACCTTTGTCAATTACAACAAACACAAAGTTTTCTACTCCAAACATTTCACGATATAACCAAGCTTGTAAATCATAAGAATATTTATCTGCTGAATAACGAAAGTCTTTTATTCCTGTTGTAGTTTTTAAATCTATAATAGTATTACCTTTTAGTATATCTGCTTTTGCTCTAATAGGTATTCCATCAATCATTGCTATTTGTGGAACTTCATATTCTGCTTTTGTTAGATATTCTTTTACTGCTTCGTTTCTTAATAACGCATCGCATAAACGTTCAGCTGCTTTCTTTTCAGTTTTAGTGTAAACTTCTTTTCCTGTTTCTTTTGCAAGTTTATATTCTTTTGATGCTTTAGTTGCAGCATCTACAAATATAATGTCATCAATCTTATTTGGTTCTAATATCATTGTGTGAAATAGTTTACCATCACGCAACGCTTGTGTTTCACCACTACCATACTTGGTTGTAAAATAATACGTTTTAGGCGAATTAATTAATGTTTTAATACTTGAACTACTTAAAGCGTTTTGCCCTAAGTAACCATAATAAAAACTATCATCATACATATTAGCTAATAGTTCTTCTTTAGTCCATTGTTTATTGTCAAATGTTGTTATCATAATTTTAAATCGTTTAAATTGTTCATTGTTTCTTCGTAAGCTAATACTTGTTTAATTTCTTCCATATACGCATCAGATTCATTCCATTCTGTTTGTAATAACTTTTTAATAAAACGTAATCTGTTTTGAATATATACGTTTTCTAAATCTTTACTTAATTGAATTAAACTATCTAATTCATTTATAACTTGTGTTTTCATACTGAATAATATTCGTTAATGCATCTAATTTTAACAGTTGGATTTGTTTCTCTAAACTTTGCAAAGGCATCATCAAAATTATTGCCTTCAATTAGTTTCTCAAAGTCTTGGTAATCATCGTTTTTGTACTTCCAATAGTACACCATAAATTTTTTCATAATTGTTTTGTTTAATTGTTTCAACAAATATATAAATTATTTTTTACTTATTAACATATTAACAAAATATTAACACAAAAAAAGTAGGTGTTAGCCTACTTGTTATTTTCAATCCATTGTTCTTGGAGTTTTTCGTGATGTTCTATTTCTCTTAATAAATAGTTTAGTGCCTTTCGTAAGTCATCAAGTTCATTATCTTTTTTTCCTGCTCGTGCTAAATACTTGACTATGTTTCCTCGATTAAAGTTCATATCGTACATTTTACAAAAGTCTATTACATCAACTCTTGATTCTGTCATATAATGCATTGGTGTTATTTTACTCATATTATTCAATCTTTAAAAATTCAGCTTCAGCATATTCTTTAAACCATTCTTTGTTCTCGTTGTATTTATCTACTACTGCGTTAATCATAACTAATTCATCTAATGTAGATGTTTTTAATTTATCAACTAATGCTTCAATAGCGTTTAAAATGTTTGTAGTCATTTCGGCATCTGTTTTATATACCTTTGTGTATTCTTTAAAAACTACGTTTTCTAAATCTTTATTAAGACTATTTATTCTATTCTTAATTTGTTGCTTGTATTGTACAGTAAAGCGTAAATTTTCGTTACATTCTAAAAGCAACTGACTTAATATAACTTGCTTTAAATATTCTAATTGTAAATTCATAATTCCTTTAATATGTTTTGTGGTTCTATATATAGGTAACTAACTTCTTTGGATATTTTATGTCTTGTACTAAAATGTGTTGATGCAGGATTCTTACTATTCGTTTCCCAAATTGGCTCTACTTTTAATAAATTCCAAAAATAGATTCCTCTTGGTGTTGAATTAATATAAATTGGAATATCTAAATGTTTTTCGCATTCACTTAACATTGCATCATACTTTTTCTTTTCTAAAAGCATTTCGTTAAAATGTTTAGTTCTGCATTTTAGCTCTATACGATGTTTAAACTGCGGACTATAACAATCCCAGCGTGACATCTGATTTTTAGACATTACCAAATCTTTATATATGTTTTCTTTTAACCAAAGAAATAAATCCTGCTCGTTCCAATTATGCATTTTGTGTATTGTATATTTGTTTTAATTCTTGTATTCTATCTCTCCAACAACTACCACAATTTGAAGGCGATATCTTTTGGTTAAATACATTCTTGTAAATATCAATAATTCTTGTTTGTTGCTTTGGTGTTAATTGGTCATTTGTAGTTGTAAAGAAATTTGTTAACCATTCATTATCTTCTTCGTTTAAACATTCTATTTGCTTGTATGGAAATAACTTGTTTAATAGTTCTTTACGTTCACCACAACCGCAGTCAATTCCTGTAGCTTCTGAAATTGCATCTACTACTGTTTTAATTCCTGTTGCTTCAGTGATTTTTTCTATTGTATCACCAAGTCCTTTTGATTTTCTTTTTGCCATTTTATTCTTCTTTGTTTAAATTATCCCACAATGATTTATTATTTGTTCTTAAAGTTGTATTTTCTAATTTAAGATTTTTAATAATTTCTTGAGCTGATTTATGCATATTTTCAAACTCTTTATTTTGTTTATTTAATTTTCTATTTTTAATTTCTAAATCAATTATCTTTTCTAAAAAATAATCGTAATTTTGTTCTTGATTGTAATCCATTTTTTTAAAGTTTTAAGTTATTGTAATCTTCTTGTAAAAGTTCTTTTAATCTTTTCTTATTAGCTTTTAATGTGTGAAATATAGAAACAAAACTTATTCCTGTTTCTTTTGCTAATTTTCTTATTGATGTTTTATTATCTCTGTATAACGTAAATAGTTTTTTATCATACCAATCCCAACTATTGACTTCATCTTCTGCTTTAGTTCTAAACTCATTCCAATCCAACTCCTTTTCCAAATCAAAGTCATCAACCATTTTATAAACTTCATCATTCAATTCACACTTATTAATTCTTTTCTTAATATTGTGCAACTGAAAATAAATATTTCTAATTATAATAAAGCAATAACCTCTGTTTGGTCTATCGTTTGTGAATAGTTGTTGTTCTGTAACTTTGTATTTATGCATTAAAAGGTACATTTCTTGCACTATATCTTCAGCATAATCTTTGTCAAACACTTCAGCAAGTTCTACCCAGTCTTTATGGTATTTAGCTATTTTTTCTAATACGTCTCCCATTTAATATTTATTGATAATACTCCTAATAATACTTGTATTGTGTGCCATTTTTCATCATCTACTTCTTCTACATCATATAAAGCACCTAACATAAAACCTTGAATGATTGCAAACTCAATACCTTTACCTGTTTGCGTTGCCCACATTATTAGTGTAAATATACTAATAAAAAATGTTAATAAAATTGTTTCCATTGTTAATATAATTTTACGTTTAATTTTGCTACTTTTTGTTCTGTTACAGCAGGTTTAATGCTAAATCTAATATCTACATCAGTTAGTTCACTATCTTGCTTTAAAACTGATTTATACGCTTCCTCTATTGCGTTCCAATCTAAAACAGAATCAGCTTGTAATAGTTGTTCAATCATTTGTAACTTATAAGTTACATCTTTAAAGTAAGATAATAGTTCTGAATTATCAGAATTATACAAAAGCATTCTTGCAGTTGAAATTTGTAAATCCTGTAAATGATTCTTAATTGTTAAATTTTCCATATTTAAAATCCTTTTAATGGGTCATATAAATCACCTTCAACTTGTGGAAATCCAAAATTATTAACTTTAAAATTAAAATCTTCAAAACTTGCATTTCTACTTCGTTTGCAACTTACTTTAACCATATCTTTATTTACTGTGTTTAGTTCTAATTGTATTTGTGTTTCTGCTTTCTTTTCTAAAAATGAACCTAAATGTCCTGTTGGTTTATCTGTTCCGAAGTTTGAATGAATAACTGTTACTATATGGCAATTTAATTCTTTACTCCAACGCATTAAATGTTGTACAACTTCACTGGCTTGTTCTATGTTATTTACATCGGCACATAAATCAGCAACACCATCAATAATAACTAAACCAATATTGTTACCTTCTAATTTATCATAAAGTATATATTCAATAAAAGAAACTCTTTCTTTAAAACCTAATTGACGTAATGCGTAAGTATGGTATTTATCATCTTTTAAACCTGTCATTTGTAATGGTCTTTTAAAAACCATAGAAGCGTGAAAATTACCTTGCTCAGTGTCAAAATGAATAATGTGTTTATTTTGTCTATTACCTCTTAAATTACCACCAAAACCCTGTAACTCGTTTTTCATATAAACTGCGCTTAAAAGCGAAATAAAGAACGTCTTTTTAGATTTAGGAGGTGCTTGAATAAAACTAAAGTTTCCATAAGTTCCAATAGGTAATGGATATGTTTTATAACCATCTTTTGTTTCATATTCTTTTTCACCAAAAGACAAAGCAGGAATCGGATATTGTATTTCTTGTTCAGGGTCAATATAGCAATCTTCTTCAAGTACTTGCATTA